GGAATTAACAACACCCTTATCGGTGCTTCGGCAGGTGATGCTGTGACTACAGGCTCATCTAATTCGTTTATGGGAACTAATGCAGGAGGGGGTGTAGTAGGAGGAAGCGCAACGCAGGGAAATCATAATATTGCTGTGGGATTAAACGCCTTTATAGAGACTGTAGTCCTCACTACAGGTAGTCACAATATTGGTATTGGTAATTTTACTCGTACTAACGCCGCAGATTCTACATTTGCAACAGTAATAGGATATAACGTGTCAGGAACCAGTGGATATTTTACTATTGGTAAAAATGCGGAGGACATTAGAGCGGCACACGGTAACGTAACATGGCAAACAGTATCTGACGAACGCTATAAGAAGGACATTGTAGACTCTACAGCAGGTCTGAGCTTTATTAATGCTTTACAACCTCGCACCTTTAAGTACAAAAACCTTGGCGAACTACCAGAAGCCTTTAATGCCTATGAAGCTGATTCAACTGAAGTATTTAAAAGCTCTCAAACTCAACACGGCTTTATAGCCCAAGAAGTTAAAGCGGCTATAGATGCTGACAGTAGCATTAAAGATGGCTTTAGACTTTGGGACAGTAGAGATGATGGCTCTCAGGAAATAGGAGAGGCCGCATTAATACCTGTACTAACTAAAGCAATTCAAGAGCTATCTGCACAAGTAGAAGCATTAACCGCAAGAATTGTAACCCTAGAAGGATAAATAATTATGAGTGAAGAAGTAGAACGTACAGCAGAAGAAAAAGCACAAATGTACAGCGCAATGCTAGGAAGCGTTAGCGTCATTACAAACGTCCTAGATGCAAGCAACGAGTTTTGCAACGAAATGACAGACGCAGAAAAGAAAGCGCGTGTTATGCGTAGCGAAGGATATTGCAGTGAAGGCGTAGCACTAGCAGATTGGGGCAGTGAAGATATGTCCACAATTACTGCCGCTATTTCAGCCGCAAAAGCCGCGTAAAGGAGACACATCATGGCAGTAACTTGGAACATCACAAACGTAGAATACAACACAGACTCAGACAAGGGCGTAGTACATGCCGCTTGGAGTGCTTCAGATTCCGAAGTAGTGGGTTCTGGAGACTCAGCAGTAACTCACACAGGCACTGTATCGGGCATGGAGTCTTATACACCAGACGCAAGTGCCGCAGGGTATAAAGCCTATGCTAGTCTTACGGAAGCTAACATTCGAGCGTGGATCAAAGCAACACTAGGTAGCTCAGAAGTAACTGCCGTTGAAGCTAAAGTAGCCGCGCAGATTACTAAGAGCAAAACACCACCAACCGCATGGGGATTACCTTGGTAATGGCATATTTAATAGACCTGTATGTACTTGCAACTTCACTAGTGACTATCGCTAGTGTTTTATGCAACTACACAGACACGCCCAAGGACGATGCGTTTGTAGCTAAAGCGTATAAGTTACTTGAGCAGTTTGCATTCTTAGGGTCAAAAGCCAAGCAATAACTCCCGCGTTAAAAGGACAATAACTATGGCGCTTGTAGCCCTTGAACTCCCGGCGGGTATTTACAACCACGGGACGGATTTAGACTCGTCTGGCCGTTGGATTGATGGCAACTTTATCAGATGGCAGAACGGTTCTGTTCGGCCTATTGGTGGATGGACCACCCGCAAGGCCAGCGCAACTGCATCAGTCCCTAGGGGAGCAGTCGCTTGGACAGATCACTCTGATGATGCCCACATTGCAGTAGGTACGCACAATAAATTGTATGCCTTAAATCAAGGTTCAACAGTCAGTGACATCACGCCGACCAGTTTTACAGCAGGCGCTGTTAACGCCAATGTTAACTATGGCTTTGGTGGACAGACTTACGGCAATACAGGATATGGGACATCACGCGATGCCGAGTTACCTGCGGCTGTAACAACCTGGTCGCTTGATAACTTTGGTCAGTATTTGGTCGCTTGCTCGTCAGCGGATGGGAAGATATATCAATGGCAGTTAAACGGGTCAACAGTCGCTGCTGTTTTAAGTAATGCGCCTACGGGCAATAAAGCAATGATGGTGACTGACGAGCGTTTTGTGTTTGCTTTAGCGTCTGGCGGTAACCCACAAAAGGTTGCCTGGTCGGATCGAGAGAACAACAACCTATGGGCGGCAGCGACAACTAATCAAGCGGGTGACATTGAACTGCAAACCACGGGCGAGATTATGTGCGGCATCCGGGTAAAGGGTTCGGCGCTAATACTAACCAATTTAGATGCTCACTCGGCAACGTATGCAGGCCCCCCGTTTGTTTACTCGTTTAGTCGGGTTGGCACATCGTGCGGGATCATCTCTCGCCAAGCAGCTATCGCTGTTGATGAGGGTGCGTTTTGGATGGGTACAGGAGGCTTCTTTCAATACAACGGAAGCTCCGTACAAGAAATGCCATGCGAAGTTTCAGACTATGTCTTTACGTCACTAAACGCAGCGCAACGCTCAAAGGTCTGCGCGATGCACAATTCGCAATTTGGTGAAGTCTGGTGGTTTTATCCATCTGGCGACTCGATGGAGAATGATCGCTATGTAGTCTATGACTATAAAGAAGGTCACTGGAATATCGGTACGCTATCACGTACATCAGGCGTTGACTTAGGTGCTTTTAGGTCACCGCTTTGGTTTGATGCGTCTGGAAACTTGTACAACCATGAGTTTGGACTAGCGCATGACTCTGCGCCATTTGTAGAGTCTGGGCCTATTGCGATGGGTAGCGGTCAGAGCATTATTAAAGTCAACGAAATCATCCCCGACGAGGGTTCGCAAGGTGAGGTAAGCCTGACGTTTAAGACGCGCTTTTATCCTAACGGTGAAGAGTCTAGTCATGGTCCCTTCACGCTAGGCAATCCAACCGGGGCAAGGTTTCAAGGTCGCCAGGTAAGGATGCGGATAAACGGCACTGACCTTAAAGACTGGCGCGCAGGCAAGATGCGGTTAAACGTAATTGAGGGAGGCAGACGTTGAGCTTTCAGTTACCACAACCGATTGGCCCTGATTGGAAGTTATGGGGCAAGCGGCTAATTGATAACCTATCGTCTACCCGATCACAGTTAGTTTATCGTTTAACAGGCGACTCTGCGGCATCTCAAGGCGTCATGCTTTGGGATAGCACTGGATACCCGGTGATCGCTAAAGGTAACGCCTACAAGCAAATGCTATTGGAAGGAGGCTGCGGCCAATTCTATGCAACGGCTACTCAGACGGCCTCAAATGCAAACACCGCCACACCAATTACGTTTAACAGTGCAACGCAGGTTAATGGCTTGGCGATTAATGGATCAGACGCCACCAAAATTGACTGCACCGAAGCCGGACTGCTGCACGTTACGGTAACCGCTCAAGCGACAGCAAGCTCTAGTTATATTGGGTATCTGTGGATTAACGTCAACGGAACCGATGGATTTGCTGTTAGAAAGGCCGTTGCTGGAGCCGATATAATCAGCCATACGGCGCTTGTAACAGTAGCTGCTGGCAATTATCTAAAGGTTATCTACTCAGTGTCTAATACGGGCTTAACGCTGCCTAATGCAGCCGCATCTTCACCCATACCCGCAATTCCTGCGGTGCAGGTTTCGATTACCCGAATAGAGCAATAAATGTCGCTAAGTGATGAGCTTAATCGGTGTAGACCGTGGATAGAGGCTGCACTGGAATATTCAGGTGGGACTCATTTATACCAGGATATCGTTGAGGGGATTGCAAGTGGGCACATGCAGTTTTGGCCAGCCGCTAAAGGTTGTGCGGTAACTGAAATCATAATCTTTCCCCGCAAGAAGGTATTTCATATCTTTCTAGCCGGTGGAGAAAAGCATCAAATCGTGGACATGGACGATTCAGCATTGGCGTTTGCCAAAGCGCAGGGCTGTTCAGGTATGACAATTGCCGGTCGAAAGGGCTGGTCTCGGGTATTAAAAACAAAAGGGTGGACCGAAGCGTTCACCACACTCTCTAAGGATATTTAATATGTCAGGTGGAAAAGGCGGTAGCCAAACATCACAGGTTGAGATTCCAAGTTGGATTCAGCAACCCTCAATGCGAAACATGGCGAGGGCCGAGGACGTACAGCAAATCGGTTATCAGCCGTACATGGGGCCTGATGTCGCTGGATTTACAGAGCCACAGCAGCAAGCCATGCAGTCTAATATTGATGCAGCCTCTGCCTTTGGGTTGGTTGATCCAGGCATGAACGCGATGGACGGTATGCCACAGGCAACGGATTATAATGGCATGTCCGGTTACTCCTCGTTTCCGCTGTACGAACAGGCAGTGAATGACATGAACGCCGCTAACCCAGAACAGGCTGCTGCTTATGGCAGCCTATTTGGTAATGAGACAGGCTTTCAAGGGTTTCCAGGTGTCAACCCAGGAATAGGCCCAGGCGCTCCCGGTGGACCAAGTGGTTATCCTGGTGGTAATCCCGGCAGTAATTTGGGTGGCGGTAGCACTTATACCCCTCCCGGTCATACGTATGGACCTGATTACCCTGGTGGTATGCCTGGTGATCATCAGTTAGCGTCAGGCCCTGATATGTCGAACTATTTTACAATGGACCAGGTAAACGACTTGTTTGCTAACCAACAGGGACCAGACCTATCGGGTTATGCCACTAATGAGTCGGTGAGCAATCAGTTCGATAATTTCAATCCTACTGGCCCAGCGCCCTATGATGATTCAGGAATAATGGATTTAATTAGAGGCAATCAATCGGCAATACAGAATGTACCTAGCTATGACGATTCACAGTTAAGAAGCGATATTGACAGCAGATTTAATAGTTTTCAGGCCAACGCAGGGGTAAAGCCAGCACCACGGGATTTATACGACGATTCGAGTCCAGTGATTAATCAAGGTCTTGATATGTTCTCTCCGAAAATGCTACAAAATTCTAATAGAAGGAAGTTTTAACATGGCAAATGGCGGCGCAAAAGGCACATTACAAGCAGGAGTAATGAACGGTGGCCGACCGAAGCCACAGGTAGACCCTGCATCTTTATACTCTGACCCAAATCTTGGCGGGAATTTTGCCCCCCAGCAAATTATGGGGAGTGCGGGTTCGACAGAACCACGATCTTTTGGTGGTGCGGAGATCATAAGCGATGGTCCAGGCTGGAGGGGTCCACAACCCGGACAACCTCAACCACCTTTGACTAATAATCCACCACAGCCACAGCCACAGCCACAGCCACAGCCACCAGGACAACGTGCCCCAAACATTAACCAAACAGCAGCATCGGGCATTAATGACTCGATCAGTGGTGCGCGTAGAGAAATGGGATTTCAGCCGGGTACGGTCGGCGCTAATGGTTATCGTGCAGGGTTCTCTCGAGGTCAAGGCTACAATGCCGCTGGCGCAGCAGGTAGAGGATACCAAGCAGCGGGAACCAATGGGCAAGGCTTTGATGCAGCCGGTGTTAACTCTCAAGGTTATGGCGCAGAACGTGTTGCGGATCGCCCTGGGATTAGTGCTGACAGCGTGACAGCGGGTCAAGTCGGCAATACCGACCTTTCTCGTTATATGAACCAATACGATACGCAAGTCATTGATAACACGCTCTCTGATCTAGATCGCTCTCGACAGCTACAGCAGCAAAACATTGGCGCTAACGCATCAGCCGCCGGTGCCTATGGTGGCGCTCGTCATGCTTTAAGAGAGTCTGAAAACAATCGTAACTACTTTGACCAGGCCGCAAAAACGTCATCAGCACTGCGTCAATCTGGGTTTAATAACGCCCAGCAGATGGGTCTGACTGACATCCAAAACACGATGCAAGGAGACCTTGCAAACCAAGGGGCGAACTTACAAGCGGGGACGTTAAACGCTAATCTTGGACAGCAGCGGGCAATGGCTAACCAGATGGCGGGCAATCAAGCCTCTCAGTTCGGCGCAACGGCGGGTAATCAGGCGTCACAACAAGCCTCTGCACAACAACAAGCTGCAAATCAGTTTGGTGCCCAAGCGGGTAACACATCAGGGTTGGCTAACCAGGCGTCTTTAAATCAAGCGCGTCAGTTTGGATCTCAGGCAGGTAATACAGCCAATCTAGCCAATCAGGCAGCGTTTAACAATGCGGGTCAGTTTGGGGCACAGGCAAGGAACACATCAGGGTTAGCGAATCAGTCGGCCTACAACAACGCAGGTCAGTTTAATGCCGGTGCGCGTCAGGCAGCGCAACTGGCTAATCAAAACGCTGGGCTGGCTGGATCACAGCAGCGCCTATCAGCGGCCAATCAGTTAGGTAATTTATCTAATCTAGGTTTCGGTATGGGCCAAACAGTAAGCGGTAACCTTGCCCAAGACGGTGCCATGAAGCAGGGTATGAACCAGCTATTAATTGATGCCGCTAAGAACCAGTTTAGTCAGTACACCAACTCACCTTATCAGTCTATTGGGCTGCTATCTCAGGCATTGGGTGCCTCACCGGTCCCTCAAACTACCACCACCAGCAAGCAGCCAGGGTTGTTTGATTACCTAACACTCGGCGCAGGAATGTAACTATGTACAGCATAGAAAATGATGATGAAGAGAAAATGCGGAAAATAGCCCAGCAACTGTTTATTAAGCAAAACGCTGAGAAAGACCTAAACAGCACAATGACGCCACCAGCGATTAATATTCCTCCACCAGCGGTTGCAGCACCTGAAGTTCCTCAAACGATGATGGACCAGATGCAGCCCTATCTTCAACAGTTAGGTCAGAGTGCCCAAGGATATACCCAAGGATTTACTGCTCCAGGCATTGATCCTGTTCAGCGCGGCGGTGGGCCTATGCAGCCAAGTTCTATTCCGATGGCAGCGTATGGTCAGGGGCTGGTTAGTCAGATGGGAGAGCCTCAGTCCGACGATGAAGATAAAAAAGCAAAAATGGCAGAAATGATAATGAAAATGATGAGAGGTGGATGATGACACCAGAACAAATGAAGCAGATACAGTTGATGAATAGCCCAGGCTTTAGGGGCGCTGTACAAGCAAGACCCGCTTCCATCAAGCCCTCAATGGCACCACCAGCCGCCGCACCACAGGCTCCTGAAGGCTTATTGGCAAGGATGGGCGCCGGTATACAGAACTTTAGGTCTGACCCAGAGAAGATGGCTCGATTACAGATGGGTTTGAACTCTATGCGTCTGAACCCGGATG